AGCAGCCATATTGGTTGTTATTTATTATTTTGCAGGATACATATAACTTTGACGTGACGATATTTCCGAACCCCCACGATCTACAAAGACAGCATCAGTCAACGCTGAAGCGGCAGAAACGCCTGAACGAAGAGCGTTGACGATGGAGCTGGCAAATGTGTGTGGGCGGGTGGCCATCACGTGGTTCCCAACCGGTGAGTATGATTTTAATGGGGCATCACCTATAACTCCTGAAGGCGTTAACATTTTGCGGACAGCATTAAAAGATTGTTCTATGCTGGCAAATTCTGATGATAAGGTGATGGTGTTGGCATTTGTACCTTGGCCTGTGTCCTCAAGGAACGTGGTACTACTTGTTAGTTCCATCGTTCCTTCAAAATTCATCACAGCTTCAATAGTGATGGGACAACTGGCTGGCAACCCGAGAAACACAATAATAGGGCAGCCAAAATACATTTGATTTGTCTGAGGCAAATTATCAAATGATGTGTACATTGCGAAAGAGGTAGTGTCAAAAGGACGACCCAAGGCGGTAGCACCATGATCGGCGCGTCCCCACCTGAAATACGGTTGAGCAGAGTACGAACTAGGTGAAACTGTCGTAGCAGTACCGTATGTGGTCGCTGCTGGTAGACAACCAGCATAACACTGACCTGGGGCCGCTGTTGCAGCCACTTGTGGCATGGCTCGCAACCCAAGCGAAACAACCCTTCCACCATTGATTGCAGCATTGAGTGGCGTCAGGTTGTTCCAGGAAGCGGCTGTGTAACCAGTTGTGGCAGCACCACCATTGTTATACCAAATGGGGCCACCGGTCGCACCAGCCAAATAACTTCCTAGGAAGATAGCAAACGAACCATCGGCATTAGAGTTAATGGTAGCTCTATAATATGCCGTAGCAGTCAAAGTAGGGAGCAAAGTTCCCCACCCGAGGCGCATCGGACCATGCGTAAACGGATCGTTCAGCGTGTTTGCATACTGGACGATGACGTCATTTGCACGGTCTGTGCCGCCAGCCGGGTTAAGGTTACTTCCACCCCGTGGAACGATTCGTTCCACTGCTTGGACCATGACTCGATTACGGTTGCTTCTTCCACCTGTACGACGACGGACCCGTCGCACACGTTTACTTGGATTTTGTCTAAGGGCAACTTGAGCGATGACACTAGATCTCTTTCGATTAGCCATGAACAATTAATCGTATTCTTAACAGATGGAAATCTTACAGTGATTTGGAATTGCATAAAATAACTTGATGTTTTATCAGCTTGAGCAAAACTCAGTCTTATTGAGATTTTACATCCCGGGGACCAACCTATCCCCGGTGCTCAAGCCGGTTACGCCACCTAGTGTTTGGCCCCACCGCGTCGTCCGCGGCGTACCACACGTTTAGGTTGAGTGTGATATTGGCCATCCACTATAACACCATCTAACGGTGGTTGCCCTTCAGGTTTTCCAAGAAGGGGGGGGCGTAACAAATTGTCAACTGGTTTTGTCCTCGCATCCTCAATCCATGCATAAAACACGGACAAGTCGAGGTCCTCACAGTACAGATTAACGTGGTCCATCATCCAACAACCATAAGCATTAGGATACTGCTCATGGGACAGTGACCGTTTATTCAAGTAGGGTCCAATCGAGTTCAACTCAGGATTGGACGGTAACAACGTTCCGGCTGTCATTCCGACAACCAGTGACACATAGTCACCGATAACCGGAGTATTGCGGTCAGACAGCGCGAAGGCCCTACTTTTCTCGATCAATTTATCCATTGCCGTAATGTTCGGGGGCAGCGCCACGGTGACATGAAATTTCGACAATTGACGTCGAAGGTCACACATGGAATTGTTATCGCCAAACCAGACATTAGGACTGTAGTACCTAGCTAAGAAGTTGACGCCAGCACATCCTCGCAAGAAGATTTCTGGAGTCAACACTTGGCCAAAGGCAGCCACGGTAGTGACATAAACTTTTGGATCGGCATCAGCCGTTAGTCCATCATCACCACCATAGATGCCAGGGGCCCTCATGGCCGCGTCGTGCTGAAAACCACGATCGCGGAAGTGGCAATAAGCCATGAACTTGTTCAACAAGGTGTTGAACGTGGCGGTCTCAGGTGAACCGCTAGCTCGGGCAGTACCTGTATTGTACTTAACTCCGAACCGTCCATAGGCCTTAAGGCCAGTTTGACTCTCCATGAGATGTATCATCTCAGCATGGTACTTATTATCGTACACCCAGGTCATGAACCTCCGCTCAAACTCACGAGCAGCTGGGGATACGCGCCCATCCATCCTTGACAAATCAGTGCCCATGACCTGTTCAGCATGCTGGCATATGCTAGCAACACAGCTAGCAATAGACAATGGTGTCTTGCCAAATGCATACCAATCTTGGGCCTCAAGCAGGTCCTGCACAGGGTACTGATGTCTGGAATATTCCAGTTTGGACGTGGGCGTAATAGTGGATATCTGTCGGGGGGGTTTTGGTTTGTCATAGCATTCTTTCTTCATAAACGTTTGGGTCGTACGAGAATCAACTGCCATATACGCCAATTGCAGGATTCTTCTTTGGGAAGGCCGATTCTGCCTCTCCCATACCTCTGCTTCATCACAAGGTATCAAACAACCACGGGGAAAACTTTGAATGAAATCCGTAGCATAGCGATCAAAACGCGCTGGAAACTTAACATCCGATGCGATGTCAGTCACGCGTTCTTTCGCCGCCTTTTCCTCATTCGACTTATTTTGGACAGGGTTAAATGCCTCATTCACAAATGGAGACATAAAACTGACCATTGAATTCTTATCTTCAACGTCATAAGTAGAAAGCTGAAAGCTGAAGCCACGGGACGCCATGTCCAATGGATAAACCACGTATGGTAGGTGTTCGCTGGTAGCCCGAACATATTCAAGCACTAGTGCTACTTCGCCATCACTCAGGCCCGGGGCATGTTTCGTAACAGCAGCCAGGGTTATACCTATAGACTGTGCTCTGTTCAACGAAAACAAGCCCTCCAGGGCCGTAGTTTGCAAAGTAGCACACAACGTGCTATCCGCTCGAGCAATAGAGGTGGTCTTATTAACACCAACACTCATTGCCACTTGGAAGTCACCCATTGAAAAGTTAAGGTGCTTCAAGCATTTACCAGCGATGCCTGTCATATCATAATACGAATACCAGATATAACTTGGCACAAGCAAGATAAGCATATGGTCCTCGTCAACTTGACGTCGTTCAACATGCCATGATGCATGTCGAACAAAATTTCCCACCCGAGATTTTGTGAGCAAACTATCTAGTCCGAAGTCCCAGACAGGATGCTCATACTCTCCGCCACCATGGACGCGATACTTAAACAATGTGCCTCTCGAAGAGAACACATAGTCAGATCGCACTCCACCAGGCTGAGAAGGTTGAAAGGTGTAAATCATTATCGGTTGACAAACGTGTGTTAACACGTCATTGAGGTCCAGATACTCATCCACATCGACCATGCACAACAGGTGGTCAGGGGTGAACTCATCCTGACTACGAGGTATGTGCAAATCTTTGGACCAATACCATGTACGACATCCGTCATAACCATATTTCACATCAGTACTTGACTTCTGATAGTAATATGGAGTCATAACTCTTAAAGCGGCAAATTTTGCCATTGCCGCGGATGCCACCGCCCGATTCGCAGCGGAAACTTGATGCGTATGCGTGCCGTCTCCTTTCCCAGGTGTCGCTATCAACATCCTACGAAATTCGGTCCGCATATCACACATCAATGGTACGGGTCCTCCGTACTTTGTCATAAACTTATTAACCAGTTCTTGACTCAAGCTGAATGCGACTGGATTGTTCCACCAACTGTGCCAGAGTAATGACCAGCGCCAACTAAGTAAATCAACACGCATGTTTAACTTTACTAGCGTCGCTCGTAGCCACCACATATCAGTATAGGACTTATTCACATCCCATACACGTCCAACAACAGAAGGTGTCATCGCATTCATTCGCCAGCGCAACACTGCTAAACAGGTGCACACGGCAGCGCATCGAACGGGAATCCCGGAGCGCAGTGAACTCAAAACAATAGTTCTAAACATATTGGAGTAAAT